ATTTTATGAAATGAGATGTAGTATGAAGGAATTAATTGAATATATTTTAATATGTCTTGTAGTTTCGTTAGCGTTAATGGGTAATGCAATGATGTGGTTGGCGTTATACGATGAAATAAAGGAAAGGATAAAGAAACATGATAAACATTAAAATAGTAATTATCACATACACATTGATAATGCTTATGATAGGTTCACTGATAGGTTACACAGTAGCTGTGATATTAGGAATCAACAGGAAGGAGAGGTGGTAAAAATGAAAAAAGAAATGCTGATTATTCTTATCATATCATTATTTCTTTTATCACCATTCATTGTATATTATATAATAATTATGATAAATGAGATATGCGAAGCTTACACAGAATTATTAGAAACAATAGACCACGTACAGGCTTTACTAGAAAAGAATAAAAAATAACATCTAAAAAGGGATAGCATTAAGCTATCCCTTTTCTATATCACATACTATCCATCACAGCGAGCGGTACACAAAGCCGATAAATGAGAGGACGTATATTTCACCGTTGTGTTCCCCATCATTCACACCATGCAAGGATAGGTGATACCAAATGGATTGGGTGAGTAACCCCTTACCCACCCATATAAAGTTGAAGGACTTTTAATCAGTGCAGTGACACCATAGCTAACAGGGCTTCTTTACAGGCAAGATTTTTAAAACGGAAACAACCGCGGTCAAAATAGAATCTCATGCGCATAACCATCAATTCATTGCGCTTGAGCATAATATAATTAACATTGTGGTCGTCCGTGGTAACTGATACCTTATACGGAAACGAACTGTCAACCGTGTCACCACAATACATTATACCATCATCGGGATATTCACGCAAGCAAAATTCCCTATCTTTATATTTTATTGTACAGATATAATTATTCTTACCCTTTGGAGTTTCAATAAATGCTTTATTATCATTCAGATATACAGCCTGTGCCGCATAAGCAACATACTTTTCATGTTTAAATGCCCTGTTGAATCCGCTGTTCTCCTGTGCCACACTAGCACCTTCATTATAACCCTGTTCAAGAACAAAACCATCTCCACGCAAGAACACAGTATCATCATGTAATCTTTCAGATATATGCATACTTGTATAATACGGATTCAGAATAGTTACAGGGTTAGCACACATATAAACAGGAACGTAACGTACCTGTTGACCTCTACCACGCGCAATAGATACATGTACTGAAATAAATTTACTCAATTCATCAGTACAATAGTTATTAGTCTCACTTTGAAATTCATCAAACAGCATTGAAGAAACATCTGATAACATGTGTGAATTTTTCTTGATAGCGTCAGCCGCGTTGAGCGCTATAGCATAACCGCAACATTCACGAGTATCACCTTCTTCATCGTATATGTTAGCAACATATAATTCGTGATAACACCCTTTTGCTTTTGGCTGTGAGGTCATATAGTAATTTTTGAAGAACAATGCGCCAATGTCCTTGAAGAACTTGTCGGCGCAATCATCCAATTCATATTTATATCTGTATATCAGACAGAATTTTTCAACCTTCTTAAACCACCTGTTCATCAATAGCCGCCCAAAGTAAGTTGTCTTACCACCTGTACGGTTAGATGTAACCATAAAGATTTCGGGTGTTTTATTGTTAATATCCTTCATGGATAAAAGTTTAGTACCATCATAATAATCAGCCATAATTCTATTCCTCACCTCTATAAATATATTACCATACACATTGAAAAAACTCAATAAATATGATACAATATAATAGGAAATTATAAATTGTAAAAGTCGTATATTTATTGCAAATAGTACATATAAAATACAACTTATCCACACTTATGTACAGAATATTTGTAACATATATGATTTATTTTACAAGTATGTGAGGTGAAATAAAATGGCAATTAAAACAAAGGATGAACTTATCAACAATATCAAGACTTTCATAGGTGAAAATGATTCTGATGAAGCACTTGCACTTCTCGAAGATGTTTCCGATACGTTCGCTGATTTTGAAACAAAAACAGCCGATTCAACAGATTGGAAAAGTAAATACGAGGAAAACGACAAGGCATGGCGCACAAAGTATAAGGAAAGATTTACCGCACCTGTTAAGCAAATCGACGATTCAGATAATGGAGATTCAAACAATGATGATGACATTGAGGATGACAAGCCATTAACCTTTGAAAATCTTTTTGAAAACAAATAATGTGAGAGGAGTTGAGCATATATGCCTAGAAAAATAGCTATTTCAACGCTTAACGCTAACACGATTGACATTCTCAACACAATCCGTGCTAACGCAAGCGCACAGTATCAGAGTAGCGTACCTACTGTATCAGTAGAACGTGACCTTGTAAAGGTAGGGGATGTACTCTATGGTTATCCCGCATTTGCAAATGAATTTATCACAGCCCTTGTAAACAGGATTGCAGCTGTACGTATTAAATCCGCAACTTTCAACAATCCATATGTTGACCTTAAAAAAGGTTTTCTTGAGTTTGGTGAGACGGTTGAGGATGTATTTGTACAGATGGCAAAGGCTCGTGAGTTTTCAGCTGAAAAAGCTGAAGCACGTGAGTTCAAGAGAACACTTCCCGATGTAAGAAGTGCTTTCCACTGCATCAACCTTAAAATTCAGTATCCTATCACAGTACAGAATAATGAACTTAGAAAGGCATTTCTTTCATTCAGTGGTGTAGAAGATATGATTGCTAAAATCGTAGATTCTGTATATCGTGCCGCTGAGTATGACGAGTTCCTGTTGTTCAAGTATCTTCTTATCAAGGGTGTCACACATGGTCATATGTACCCTATCAAGGCGGGTGCTACTCTTACAGACAGTGCGGTAAAGTTTAGAGGTACTTCAAATTCTTTGCGGTTTATCGCTACAAAGTATAATGAATGTGGAGTACATACAAATACACCACGCGAAGACCAGTATATTTTCATGTCGGCTGATTTCAACGCACAGTTTGACGTAAATGTCCTTGCATCAGCATTTAACATGGAAAAAGCTGAATTTATGGGTAAGCTTAAACTCATTGACGATTGGACTTCATTTGATAATGAAAGATTCTCAACTATCGTTGAGGATACAACAGCTATTGAAGAAGTAACCGATGCTGAACTTGCAATCATGGCTAATGTACAGGCAATTCTCGTTGATGGAGAGTGGTTTCAGATTTACGATAATTTGTCAATGATGAGTGAACAGTTTGTAGCAAGTGGTTTATATTGGAACTACTTCTATAATATTTGGAAAACAGTTTCATATTCACCATTCAGCAACGCGGTTGTATTTGTTGCTAATGCCGCAACAACTACACTTCCCGACACTATCACAGGTACAGTCACATCTAAGTCGACTAACGGTACAGAAGTTACATATTCAATTGCAATTGATGATTCAACAGCCGCTCTTGTTGGCTACAGTGCTGAATTTATTCAGACAAGTGACGCTGTATCAGCGGGTATTGCAGTACATAAGTATGGTGCTTATGTACTTCCCGATAGTAAAGCTACAACAAAGTGTACACCTGTTATTTCTGTTGGCGGTACACTTTATGAAGGTGGAACTGATGTTGATTCAACACTTGATGTTGGTGATGAAATCGAGTTCACACCACAGTCATAATGCTTGCTGTTTTATTTCACATAGGGGTACATTCATTTAGGTGGGTGTACCCCATCTTATATAAAGTGAGGTGATTTAATGGGAACTATAGAACCTGTGGGTGTTATAAGATTGTTAAAAAATGTACCGTTAGATAATACATATACAAATTCAATATCATGGGTGGCTGAAGCTGATAGAACAGCTGAAAATAATCAGATTTATCATTTTGAAAATGATTTCACTAATTATAGATTTACTAAAGAACAATATCAACGCGTTAAAGAAGGTGTCCTAAGACTTAACATAAATGACATGTTAGCGCCTGTGACATTAGCACAAATTTATGATTGCAATTACATGATGTTTATAAATCAAGGTATCACAGGTTATACGGAAACTACACCACCTACACCAATTTACACAACTAACTATCCTAATAAATATTTTTACGCTTTTATCAATCGTATTGAATATGTGAATGAACAGTGTGTAAACATTTATTATGAAATAGATGTTATTCAGACGTGGTATTTTGAATGGCTTAACGGTCTACAAAAATCATTTATTATTAGGACACATTCAAGTACAGATGCTATAGGTGATAATTTAGTACCCGAAAATTTTGATTATGGTGATTTAATTTGTATGTCATCAGAGACAACAGGGTGGTTTTCAAAAGAAAATTATGCCGCTGTTATAGCCTATTCTGATAAACCTTCTCAAGCATACCCGGTTTATTTACAAGGTGGTACAGTTGATGCTAATACAGCACCAAGAAGTTAAATGAGACAGTAAATCCTAAGTGAACACTTATACAGAGTTTTGATTTACGTTATCGAACTTACACAGAGTATAAAGGGGGTGAATGTAAATGCCAAAAGTAGGTGGACTATATACAGGTTTAAATTATGATGCGGCAAGATTTAGTAACGCATCACAGGTTGAAAATGCCGACCAAAAATTATTAGACACTATAAACGATTATAATCAAGAAAATATAGCCGCTGTTTTTGAAATGCCTGCTAAATTTTTAAAGACTGCTAATAATTCTGATGCTGTTTCTGATGAGAAAACCATTGTTAGAAATAGCACTATAGATGGATACTCACCACGCAACAACAAATTATTTACATATCCATATAACTGTTTATTGGTTGATTCCTTGGACGATAACCACATTTATCGTTGGGAATGGGCTGTTGGTGGTACAGATATAACATTTGATATTTCATGCGCTATGTCATGTAACCCCGAAATAGTTGCATCTCCTGTATCATATAATGGTATCAGCGGTATTAACGTTACAGAATCAGTAGTTATGAAAAACTTTCCACAATGTACGTATGTAACTGATTCTTATAAACAATGGTTGGCACTTAATGCAAATGCTAATAATCTGAATAAAATTGGCGGTGGAATATCAGCCTTAACAGGTGGTATAAGCGGTGCATTAGCGGGTACAGCTGTTGCAGGACTTCCCGGTACAGCTATCGGCGGTGTTTTAGGTGCTATTGCGGGTGGTGCTAATGGTATATTGTCAATGTTGCGTTGTGAAAATAATGAAAATGTGGCTTCGCACATGGGTTTAAAATTGCACGGTTCACAGGGTAATTCTACTAATGTTGCTACAGGTAGAAAAGATTTTTATTTTAAAAGAATGTGTGTCACATCATACAACGCGGCTATTATCGACGATTATTTTGACAGGTTCGGATATGCTGTGTATAAACTTGGTACTGTTAATGTAAGAGTACGTCCCGCGTGGACTTATGTACAAACAGAAAACGTGGGAATTAAAGGCAATATACCAAATGAAGATATGGTCAAAATTAAATCGTGCTTTAATAAAGGCATTACATTTTGGACTTCACCAACAAATGTTGGAAATTACAATCAGACAAATACACTATCTTCATAGTATAAGTGAGGTGATAACGTGCGTAAAAGAAAACACACAGATTTCGGCTATTCAGCCGTAATGAACAACTACAGTTATATATTTTATCTTGACAGATTGACAGAACTTGCACTATCAATGTTTGAGTGGACTAACCTTCCCGACTCAATAGATGCAAGATATTTGGAAATGGTACTGTTCAATCAAGGACGCGCTATATTCTTTAAGGATGAAGTGCTTGATTACCTTGCTTTGCGTATGACAACACAGGGCGGGTTTGATGTTTATCGTAACCCTGTTGAACGTAGGGCTTATGCTGATAACGGATACAACCGCGTACTAAATGCTGAAGACAGTGTAATTATTTACAACAACTTCTTACGTGTTGACAGTTACAACACAATGAGATATTATGCAATTAGATTGTGGGAACTTGATAATATTATCGCCGTCAACGCAAACGCACAGAAAACACCTATCCTAGTACAAGCACCCGAAGCACAGCGCTTGACAGTTGAAA